CCCTGACCTGCAGAGACACGGCGCTGGACTGTATCGAGATAGGATCGGCGAAGTAGGTAGCAGACGCCGCGGTCGTCTCGGCGCTTCCCTGCGTGTTCAGGTTGGCCGCGTCAGTCAGGAGAAACTGCAGCGATCCGGCAGAGAACGTCCCCGATGGAATCCAGAACACGCCCCAGACATTCCCGGATGCGTCCGAGGTGATCGGTGTTCCTGGTCCGTTGTAGTTGTAGTTTCCAGAGCCGGTGATCGTGTCGACCCAGATCGGCGTTCCGCTGATCGTCACGGGATTGCCCCCGGCATAGTAGACAGTTCCGGTATACGGAGTCAGCGGATAGCAGTAGGCACCGACAGGAACGTTGTTGAAGTAGGCGTATAGTCTGGACGAGGGTCGCATGCCCTCTGCCTTGAAGAAGACAGGAGTCGGCTTAACGAATGGAAGCAGCGACACTCCGGTCACCAGATTTCCAAACGAGGCGGACTGAGTACCCTGACCGCCGAGAGTCAGCTGGGTTCCTGCAGCCGTCTGCTGCTGCAGCGCGGTGGTCGTCGTCTGCGACTGGTAGGTGCTGGTGATAGACCCATCGGCGTTTGTCTGCGTTCCGATAAGTGCAGTCGCGGTGCTCTGCCCGGTAGTGCTAGGTCCGCCGGAATTAACCCAGTTGCCCCAGACAGTGCCGAAGGCCGAGCTGACGAACTTCTGGAGATTGACCCAGTTAGCCGAGAGATCTAGGTTGCCGATCACTGCCGGCCCCTGTGTTAGGTCAGGCTCCGTAGTTCCTGCAGGCTGCAGCGTCATCCTTCCATGGAAGGTATAGATGTTTCCCTCGATGCAGTTACGAAGGTGGGAGGCGAAGGGCTGTGTCTGCGTCGTCGCTTCGACGAATGGCAGGGTAACGATGTCTCCCGTCTTTACCGCGTTTACCGAAGCATTAGGATCGAACTGCATCGCTACTCGGGTCTGCGTGAAGAACGGCCTGGCCTCGCTCCTGCTGGAGTCGATCGCGATGCGATAGAAAGGATCCAGCGTGTTTCCGATCGAGTGATCCTGGAAAGGATCTACCAGGATGCCGTTCTGAAAGCGGTTCTGCCCGGTCAGCCCAGAGCGAACGAGGAGAGCAGATGCCGCCTGTTCTGTCAGACTCAGCGAGGTGTAGTACTCCAGGGCAGACACGCGGTTGGACAGACGACCGACGTCGCTCATCGTGAAGCGGCGGATCTGCTGGACTGATACCTGGCAGGCATAGTCGTATCTGCCATTCGTAGCAGCCTGGCCTGGAGTCAGGCTGGGATACTGCGGGACAGACACGGTGCCGATAGTCATCGTTCCGGGCGGCTCGAGAGGAGCCTGGGGAAGCTGATCAGACGTGCCCTCGATGATCTTCAGCTCGTTCCCGGTGGTCAGGACGACTCGATCAATCCGCATGAGATAGTGCTGCAGCGTGGTGATGAACGGACTGTCCGGCGACGGGGCGTATGTAAACCCATTCGTCTCCGTGCTGATCGTGGTCGTTGATGCCGGATTGGTCGTGGCAGCGCCGACCGTAGCCGCTATGGTAGCGGTATTGGCCGCGTATGGACGAAAGTCGACCACGTCCCGGAGGTCCGTGGTGAACTTGGTATTGATCGAGACGTACTGCGGGATCTGCGAGGTCTGGATGGCCGAGGTGTTTGCCGTATTGGCATCGTCGATCGGGTAGGAGTTGGCCGTGAAGAAGCCTTTGCCCTGGGAGTTATCAGAGGTAAAGCAGTCCAGGGATACCAGCAGCGTGGCCCCGTTGGCCAGAGGTCCGGCAGCAGAGATCGTCGCCACGTCGTAGTAGGAGTCTCGCTGCCCGTTGTCCAGCTTGAAGCCGGAGAGCGTGCTGGTGCCGCTGTTAGAGAAGGCGGCATTCGTTCCGATCCAGATGGCATTTACCTTGATGACGTCTGGAATTCCCAGCGACCACGGCCCATTGACTCCTGCCGAGTGCGTAGCGGTGTTGATCTTCACGTAGACCGAGCGATTGACGATCTTCTTCTTAGGTGCCGTTGCCGATCGCAGGACGTCGAAGTAGACAGCGCACTGTAGCGGGGCTGATAGGGCTTCGCCTAGGCTCAGCGTGGCCGTGTTGCTGGTGGCCGTCAGACTCCTGGTGGTGGAGAGCATAGAGATCGGAGCGCCTGCAGGAAACGCCTTGGCATGGGTGATCCCGGCAGAGTTATTGCCAAACGGAGTATCGACCGCCAGAAAGGTGTTGTTTGAGATCGCTGCCACCCGCCTGGTCTCGGAGTTGGTCGAGATCCAATCTCCTACCGTGTAGTCCGTCAGGAAGGTCGAGCCTGAGCCGACGAGGCCGGTATTCGCGCTGGAGACGGTCACGGTGCCTGTCTTATTCGCGCTGGTTCCATTTGCCGACGGAACGATCACTACAGTGTTCAGCGACGTCGCTGAGTATGTTCCGGTCGTGAAGAACGTCTCGCTGCCCACGCCTAGCGCAGCAGGCAGGGTGATCGTCATGATCCCATTGGCCTGGAAGCTAGAGTTGGCCCTGCCTCTGTAGACGAAGCTGGTGGCCGAGAAGCCGTCTGCCTTGATGGCCTTCTGACCGAATGGGTGGGTCATGATCTCGTTGGCCACGTCGCTGATCACGGCGATCGAGGTATTGCTGACCGCGTCGGTCGTCATGACCGTGTCTGCCAGCGCCAGGACCGTGCCTGATGGATTATAGATGATCGACTGGGTCTGATTGAAGCTGTGGCCGGCAGTCATGACGATGTCGAAGAGGTACGCGCGGTATCTCGCGGTAGGAGTACCAGGAGTTCCAGAAACCAGCGCCAACCCCCGCACGCCGGCGGTGCCGATCTTGGTATCCGAGTTGTAGCCGGTAGACAGCAGGGTCCTGGAGGTCACACACGTCTTAGGAACAGCATGGAGCTCGACCATCGGCATCGCGACGTTGTTGAAGTCCCCGGCCAACTCGACGACGTCGATCCAGTAGCCGTAGTTTGCCGTGACCGGCTGCCCGGCGATCGTCTCGTAGTCCAGTCCTTTTCTGATCGCGGTCGTCACGGGATTGATGAACTCCACGCGATAGCCGTTCACGTATCCCAGGCCGCCGGAGGAGGTCAGGTTGAGGTTGTTGGCCTGCAGCGGATCCGCGGAACCCTTTGCCGTCACGCTGAGGAGGAATGGATTTACTACGAAGTTTCCGTTGGTATCGTAGGTCCTTCTGGCCATCTCCTTGCCGAGGGCGGAGAACTGCGGGTCGTTCTTGACAGTTACCGGAAGCCCGCGCTGGAAGGTCGCCAGCGCGAAGAACTCAGAGGTATTGGCCGTGTCGGCCGTAGACCTGACGACCAACGTGGGAAGCAGCTTCAGCCGATCGGCGCCGGGTGCGTTCTGATTGGGAAATCCAGCAGCGTTGTCCAGCAGCGTGGTATCAGACTGGGCCGTAACGACCGTGTCGATCAGCTCGTATCCCACGGAGACACCGTCAGGAACGTTGCCATACTTCTCTACGACGATCGTCTGCGGCGGCACTCGAACGAAGAAGCCGTTCTTGAATACCACTCCCTCGGTGGTGGTAAAGGCATAGCCGAAGCCGGCGGAGTTGGTAGACGAGTTTGCAGGAGTAGCGACGACCATGGTCGCTACTGTGGTGTTGCTGCTGGTGGTCACCGAGAGGAGCTCGGTATTAGAGAACGTGCTCTGGATGCTGCCATTGGGAAACACGCCGGAGTTGACGTACTTCACGTAGAGTGTGTTCAGATCAGGATCGTGCGACTGCAGACCTTGGATAGAGTCGACGATCAGCGCCTTCAGCCCATTGGGATTACTGACGTAGTCGCCTACGTAGTCCGATACGCTGGGAATGGCGAAGCCGTTAGAGAAGGCATCGTTGACCTTGACGTAGGCATAGGAGTTGTCGAACGTGAAAGCGCAGCCCTCGATCACCGAGCCGTCGACGAACACCCCGCGTCCTAGCTTGGAGACCTGGTCCTGCAGGATCGACTGCTCCTGGTTCAGCTCCCTGGTCTGCACGGCCTGACGTGGCTTGAATAGAACCCTGTAGTAGTTCTTGTCCTGATCGAAGTCGTCGTAGTAGGGTGACTTGGAGAGATCTGTCTGCAATGGATGTCCTAAAACTTGAGCAGGATATTTATCTGCTCTACGCTGGCAGGTGTGGTGCTTCGCGGGCGGC